GCAACAACAGGTAACATCATCCCAGGCATATTCTAATGTCTGATAAGGAATCAAAAAGAGTTGCAGAGCAACTCAATGGTAGATTAGCAATGTTAGGTATCGTAGCTTGTATAGGTGCATACTTAACAACAGGACAGATTATCCCTGGCTTCGTATAGATGCCAGAGTTATCTGCAACACACGAAATATCACCCTTCATGGCAATCCTATGGTGTTTCTACCCCATAGGAATTCTTGTCTTCTTTGAACTCTTAATGGGTTCTCAAGATGACGATGATGATGATCAGGGTGGTGGAATAATGACCCCAGTATATCAAGGAACGTAATGTATCACATTCTATTCACATCAGTAGTTGCACTTTACATCGTATCAGGTGTAGGTAATATCGCATTCGCATGAAGAAAATATTTTATAGTCCATACTACGAACTCATGGAGTTCGGTTTTTTTATAATTGTAGGCACAGTAGCTGGTTACTCAGGATTAATCTAATGAGCGATTTAATGTCACAATCTTATCATGATGTAATGGAGACATACAAACATCCACCATCAGTTAAATATATTCCCAGAATATTTGGTTGGTTAACGGTGTTTGTATTGTTGTTTGGAATTCATTCTACAGCTTATGCGTACGAAACAGAACCTGTCATCTGGGTACAAGTTCCACAATGGACAGATGACTGGGCCGTATGTGCAGTTGATATTCCTGACGCATCATGTCATTGGTATGTTGCAAATGCCGACAACACATTCGGTGAAGGATTCGACTGGGAAAACGCACCTTGGTTTGATGCAAACGGTTTAAATGATGTCGCCCCTATGCAGGCATCAACAGTAGTAGAAAAGTTACAAGATATTGGATGACTAAATAACTTGAGATCATAACATAATTATGGCTGAACTTAAGGAAGAGAAGAAAAAGGAACAGGCTCCTAAGAAGCCTAACTTTTTCGATAAATTGAAGGACGCAGCAGAGGATAAAGAAGAACAGATGATGATTCTCTCGACTTTTGTGAGACTTGGCATCTTGGTATGGAGTGGTGCAATATTAACATTAGCGTATGTGGATTTACCACCCGCTTTTAAAATGCCGAAACAGGATCTGGATCCGACATTCATAGCATCAGTTTTTACAGGCGTGCTGGCCACATTTGGCGTCCAGACTTCTAAGAAAGGTGCCACAAATGGTGGTGGTGGAGGAGGAGTATCAAAGGCAGATATGGAGAAGTTAATTGCTGCAGCATCACAAACTGCACCAGCACAAACTATTCGTATCGAACAAGCCCCAATTAAAATTACACCTGATGCAAAATGAACAAGTGGATTGGAATTAGTCTAGGAGGACTCTTAGGCATATCACATATTGGTATGATTGGTTATGTTGCGACTAGTAATAAAAATCAATTACCGAAGTTAGATATACCAGTAACACCTTATACTTCTTATGTTGTTCAAGCAGACAAAGAGGGATATAAGTTAAGTTACAAAGCAAATGATCCTAAGACAGCATACATTACTAAGGACATCAAAGAGAAAGGTGGTTTCTTAGGACTATCAAATAATACAACTAAGGTTGCTCAAGAATACTTCATGGATGGTCAGATCAACCAAGGAGCACCTGTTTCAAATCATAGATCTTGGATAGATCATCCGCCTGGTTTAACAAACTCACAAGCAGCACAGATAAATGCTGCACAAAAGAGTGAAGCCTGTATCAAAGCAATCGGTTCCGCAGAGGGTACAGGCAGAATTGTTGGGACAAGTGTTGGTGCTGCTGCTGCTCCTGCTGTTTCCTCTATTCCCTTTGTTGGTTGGGTTGCAGCTGGTTGGGTAGCAATGTTTGGTGGAGATCAAGGTGCTGAAATGGCTGGTAATATGGCAGAAGAATTAAATAAAAACTGTTAATGAAGTATCATCTGTATGACGAACAGGAGAGACATCAAGGGAAGTTTGATTCTGTTTATGATCTTAGAAAGTTTTTGTGTGACAGGAAGTATGATACTAACTGTGACAAAGATATAGGCTGCACGTTCGACTACATAAAATCAATAAAATGGTTCTTTGAGATCGAAGAATGATGTCAGTGAGTCCACACATTCATGCGTATTTCTACTCAGTGTGTTAGAATAAATAATAATGTACTGGAGTTGAAACTATCATGTCCCACTACACACTTGGTTGGCACGACCAACAATTAAAACATTACGAAATTGGTGAATATGCGGATGACGCATGGGAAGCTGTAAGAAATGCAAGAGAGGATGTTCCGTATCTACACGAACATCCTTTTTCTTTAGATTCTATTAAAAAGGAGGAATGATGAACGGTAGGTTAGACAAGGTTGCAATGACTAATAAGTTGATGCAACTGAAAAGAGAATTACACTACAAATGTGAAATTGGAGAGAAAGGAGAATGGGAGTGTAAAGGTGCTAACGAATATCTCAATAAAACTTTTGATGTCTTAGACGAATACTGGCAATGAAACAACTAAACTCTGCTGTCCTTAATGTTACTGTTGCGATACTTGATTTCTTGTATCGCAATAGACCAGCTCAAAGATTCTGGGTATTAGAAGTGATTGCAAGAGCGCCATACTTTGCGTTCATAAGTGTATTACATTTAAGAGAATCTCTTGGACTCCGTGGTGAGGAACATATATACTTGATGAAGGAACATTTCTATCAGGCATTAAATGAAACGGAACACTTGGAAGAGATGGAGGCTAGGGAGGGCGATAAGTACTGGATTGATCGGTTCTTTGCCAAACATCTTGTTATACTTTATTATTGGATCATGGTTGGGTATTATGTTCTCGATCCTCTTGACGCTTATGATATCAACATGAAAATTGAAAAACATGCATATGAAACTTACATCAAGTATCTTTCATATCATCCAGAAGATAAAAAAATTGCAGAGATCGCAGAAGATGAACTCGAACATGCTAGAGAGTTACAAAACGCAATGTCAATGATCGTATGAGATATCATATTTACTGGCAAGATAAAATTCTTCTCAAAGATTTGGATGAAGAAGAGTTTAAAAATATATGGGGAAAGATGCATTGGGTATATAACGATGAATTAAATTATATTGAAGTCGGAGAACCAATATTAGAGGAGCATTCCTGTTGACTAAAGGATACGATTTATTTGGAGATCATGGGAGAAATCTACCCACTCCTCACGGTAGTGGATCAAGACCCATGTATGGTGACATGGGTAAATCATGTAGACCAGACCCAAATACTAAGAGAGAATATCCTCACCTGTATGCTGTCTTTCTTCTTGACTCACACAACACCAGTTACTTTTATATACGAGAGGATGACACATATTATTGGTTACATTGTCGTAAAGGAAAAGATGATCTTCAGATAGATGCAGATGATATACAATTAGATTTGTTTGGAAAACCTGACTTATCTAAAGAGTTCGTTATGAGGGAAATTTTGTCAGTATAAATCATAGTAATACTATACATTAGTTTATGTTATCTACACAATATCGCCTGAGATTGGAATCAATCTGTAAGGACATCGCCAATGGAATGGATGTTTCACTATCAGATATGATATGGGCAGAAAAATTAGCAAAGGCTAATACGAGCGCAAGAGGGATGATAAAACAGGCAAGAAGGATGAATACGAATCCAAATGATTCTTTTCTGAATAACTTGAATATAGGAGACTCCGATTCAAGTGGTAGACAAATAAGGGGTTTCGATAGTCCAGATGAAATGTACGATTGGTTTAGGCCTGATCGATCTGATGATTGGAGGCAACGAGATTGATGTGGAAAAAATACTGGAAGTTCAACGACTGGGTTTTTGAGAAAGTAACTGGTGAAAAGGTTGACTCCACAGAAGAATGGAAAGAAGTTCCAAAAAGATGGAAACGTCTCAAAAAAGAACCAATTAAATATATTAAGACTACAGGTAGAGAAGTTTTGACTGCAAATTTAAGACATGCTTATAAATTATATAAGTTCTTTAAAAAGTTTTAAATATGGTTATTTGGAGTATCGTATGGATGATATCCATCTTGTTGATTTCTGTCTCAATTGTGATATACTACATATTAAGATACGATCATTACTTTCCAAATGACTAAAAAGAAAGAAGAAAGAGAGTATGCTAAGGATAGAATGGAATACTTTCGTGAGTTTCATCGAGTCATTGCTCCAGTGGTCGTCATAAAAAAGTATGATGAATAAACTACTAATACTACCACTGTTCTTTTTAACTATGTGTGGAACTGCACCAGTGACACCACCAGCTGGTGCATTTGAATTAGAGATAGATAGAGATCATTGGTTGAAAGTTTATGATGCGATAGAATATATTAAACAGGAAAAGGTAAAGGAGACTAGAACATCTCCAGAAGATGCCATAAATAAAGCACTAATGGAGTTTGAAAATGGGAGCAATGGTTCCACCAAGTAGAAAGAGTTGTTACAACTTTCGAGTAACAGAGATCAATAGAGTGGTCGATGGAGACACTATTGATGTAACAATTGATTTAGGATTTGATCTCTACAAAAAAGAGAGAGTTCGAGTTGCTGGAGTTGATACGCCTGAGAAAAGAACAAGAGACTTAGAAGAAAAGGCTTTGGGTATTGATGCAACTAATTGGATGAAGGAAAAACTAGAAAGTGCAATTGAGGGAGACGATGAACTTACTATCAGAACCGAACTTGTTGGTGGCATGGGTAAGTATGGTAGGCTTCTTGGTTGGTTATACATTGGGGATAGTAACTTTTCTCTTAATGAAGAAATGATTGGAGAGGGATATGCGTGGCCATATGATGGTGGCACTAAGAAAAAAGATTTTGAAGAATTAAGACAACTTCGTAGGTCTCGTGGAACACTCATTGAATAATGGTCTATGTCCAGAGTGTGATGCACACTGGATAGATGGTCAGTTATACTGGTCAAACGGAAAAGAGGGTTGCCCTCACGATCTTGCTGGATTAGTATGTAATCAAGTGTTCAAATATAAACATGGAGTTGTTAAATGTATCAATCCATGTGTGGGTTCTGATAGTGGTCAAACATGGCGCCATCAGACAGAACTAAATAATGAAGACAACCCTTAAAATTATGTTACAAAAAATCGTAAATGGAATCGCTATTACTAGTGGTGTTGTATCTCTCGCCGTCGTGGGTACTGTTGGTTATGTATATGTACGGAAGGATGCGATCATCGAGAGTGTTAAAAGCAAAGTAGTAGAATCAATTCTACCAAGTGTGCCTCTACCATCATTACCTAGTGTTACTGGGGGAGCTCAAGGACTATCAACACCTTCTAATCCAGTGCCATCGTTACCATCATTTTGATGGATTAAGTAAATGAGTCAAGAGTCGATACCTGAGATAAATGTATCCGATGTTAATATTAATGTTTTTGGTATCAGATCTTGGTTGATACAATCACCAATTATTCAAGATAGATATGCACCAATCACATTAGAACTTGGTTTTCCCATTGTGGATATGCCAGGTTGTGTTGAGATGCATAAAGATAATGTAGATAAATTACTTCCCTTTGATAAAGATCTAGTAAATCAAGATCCAAAAGGAAGTGTTACTTTATGTCCTAATGGTGAATATCCATCATTTAAAGCATTAGATTATGAACCAGAGCAAATAGTAGAAACAAAAGAAGCAGAGGTTCCGATTGTTGCACCACCATTGAAGAAAGAAAATAAAAAGTCTGATGATAAAAAGAATGATGAAGTGAGTGACGATAGTAGTTTAAATTCAATAGGAGCTCCTAACACTGGAAATCTAGGACTTGAGGAAGAAGTTCCTTGTCCAGGCCCTCTTCAACTTCGTGTAGGAGATGTTACTCAATCGGGTGATGAGAGAGTTGTTGGTCATCGACTTTTAGAAGATGGTAAAACCTGTGAAACATTATATGAACCAACTACTGTATTGGAAAAATATGTGCCGCCTCTAAATCAGGTAACATCTGTGACTGCATTAGCAGTTGTAGCCACAGCGGGTGCTGCCTCAACCCCATTATTGATTAAAGTTATAAAACCTATTGTTAAAAAATTATGGAAAACTATACAAAAGAAACTAACAAAAGGAAAAAAGAAAGGTAAACTTTCTCCAGATGATATTTTAAAGAAAAACGGAATGAAGAAATTAAAAATTACCGATTGAAATCTCTTCTAGAACAGATGCGTTTTCCTTTGTGGGAACATATTTAACAGGAGCAATTGAGTGTGCGTGATCTGGTAGTGTGTTTGGTGGATTTACTAAAACTACGTCAGCACATACGGCAAAGTATGGCGATTTTTTGTGAAACATGATGCCAGCCTTCATTAATTCGCCACAGTTTTTAAGTCTCGCAATCTCAAAGTCTAATCTTTTGTTTGCGGTTTGTTGATTCATATAATCTATATTTGCCTTTGCTGCTTCTTTACATTGTGCTTGTAATTTTTTATCTAATGGTCGTGACCATGTTGCAGAGACACCTAATGATAAAGTGTTACTATCTTTTTGTCCTGTACGAACTGGTTTGTAATATAATATCTCGCCTGGATTGTCTGGTACTGAATCATTATTTGCGTCTACGTTGTTATATACAGGATCCATCCAATAATCTTCATACGGCCTCTTGGCAACAATATTTCCAGTGAGAAAGGGAGTAACGTTCATGGTTGGGCCTTGACATGATATCCCATTTCCATATGTATTAGTTATATACGGCCCCTGTAATACCTGTATAGCTTGATTCGTAACCGAACCAGATGAATTGGCCACTGGATTTGCCGTTGCAGAAACACCACCCACGTCACTCGCAAACATGGGTGTTGTCGTTCCTAACAAACAGATTGAAATCAGTTTGAGAATACGCTGGTTGTAGTTGTTACGCTTTGTACTTCTGAGGTACGATTTATTACTGTGTGATTTTTGAGGCCTGGCCCAGAAAAACTTTCTGTAAATTGAAAGGCTGCGCCTGGGGTTGTGATCGTGAAGTTTGGCTTTTTGTCCAAATCCAAGTCCGTCCATGTTGAAGTCACTCCATTCAATGTATTATTATTTCCAGCAATTGAAGGTGGGGAAATAGAATCGCTATCATGTTGTATGTTCGTGCCTGTTATAACATACTGATAGCCTGTGTCATATTGCATACTATTTATGGTCTCTGTCACGGTGCTCGTCGTTTCCGTCGTGCTCGTCATCGAGCCCTGTGTAAAATTAGGCACCACAGGAACAGACATCACAGTCGGGGCATTCGCAGTCAGGGCAGACACAACCGCAACCATCGCAAACTTTTTCTTGATGGTTGTGCATTTTGAGATATTGTTGTGCTGCCAAATTGTCGAGAAAATCATTTATCATTATAATAATAAACTAGTTAACTGTCAACTCGTTTACAAATTGTCCAGTAGCCACAGTGCCAGCGCCGCCAGCTGTTATTGTCATTACACCCGCTGATGTAATTGTACCAGCTAACGTATCTTTTGTACCAGCAGCAGTGGATAGTTGATCACTGAAATTACCTACAGCGCCAACTGTTGGTGCAGATGTAGGAACTGCGTCAGCTTGAGTAAAGGATTGACTAAAACTAAATGCTGCACCAGCTGTGTCCTGAGTCGCTACAACTGCGCCTGGAGAGTAAACTCCTGATGTGATTGTTCCAGCAGACACTTGGTTTGCATTATCACCAATAGCAGTATCAATATTGCTACCAGATATTGAAAAAC